GAGCGGCAGATAGGGCCACGCTGCAATCTCCGATCCTGTCGGGATCGTCGGTGGAAACGTCGCCGGTTTGTTGGTGATGTCGGCCCAGTCAGACGCACCGTCAGCACCGTCAGCGCCGGGCGGTCCCTGAATGCCCTGCTCGCCTTGAATGCCCTGAATGCCTTGGTCGCCCTGATCGCCTTTATCGCCCTTATCGCCTTTATCGCCCTTATCGCCCTGCTCACCTTGAATGCCTTGGATGCCCTGATCGCCTGCCTCCGCCAGCAGGTCCCACTTGTCGGGGTTGGCGACGGGGTCTTCGTTGAGGTTGTCGACCAGTGCCACGTAGCTCGAGCCGTTGAACTGCACGCCGTCGTGCTCGCCATACTGAGTGGCCGCGTTCCAGTCGCCGATCCAGTGAACACCCGGGATACCTTGCGGACCCGGTGGGCCGATCTGACCGCCGCGACCGGGGTTGGTCACCACCCACTGCTGCGTGTTGCCGTCGTCGTAGTAGACGAAGAAAAACCCGGTGATCGTGTCGAACCAGAGATCGCATGGCACCGCCGTGGTCGGTGGCACCGGACTGGTTGTGAGCTTGGGTACCGCCGTTATGTCGAACTGCGTCGGTGTCGGACCCGACGCAGGAGACGGCGCAGCAATCGACGCCGGGACATCCTGCACCCAGACGCCACCGCCCGTCGATTTCGACTTGAAGGTGAACGTAAATCCGGTGTCGAAGTTATGCCACTGGTCACCGACCTCAGGATGCTCTGGCGGCGTCGCCGCTGGTCGGACGAACGACGTCGGGATTTCCTGCACCCAAACGCCGCCTCCCGGCGGCGTCGGCCTTGCGACGAAGCTGAAGATAAATCCCGTGTTGGGATCACGCCAGCGATCACCGACTGTCGGCGAACTCGGTGGCGTCATGGGGACAGCATGGGCCATGAGTACCCTGTTAAGAGGGAAAAAGTCGGCTTGACAATTCGTCAAGCCGACCAAAACCCCGACCTTCCACGGTGCCGACGCGGGGTTTTACGGTGCCGGTGTAACGATAGCCTGCGCCAACGCAACGCCGTCGACCACCTTGTAGCCGTAGACCTGCAAGCCGCGCAGGATTTGGCCGAAGGTGTGCTCGGACCGCAACGTCTCGACCTTGGAAACTTGCGAGGCGAAGGTCAGTCCGTGCGCATGACCGGCGTAGAACACCCACTCACCCGCCGCCAGCGCCGGGGGACCGGTAATCGGGCCCTTGGGTAGAAGGTTGGACACGTAGATCGTGAAACGATCAACCATGCCCAGCCGTCCGTTACGCAGCATCGACACGCTGTCACCGGACAGATACGCCTGCCGCAGTTCCGATTGCTTGATCTTGGTTGCGGCCCACGTGGGAATGACGGCCCAGCGCCCTTCTTCGGGCACGTTCTGCTCGTCGAGCGCCTGCCCCATGCGCAGCAGCATGTCGAGGATCGACACCGAAGACGCAGGGGTGCCGGTCAGGGACGAACAAGCGACGGGGGTGCCGGTGACACCGAGGTTGATCGACGCGCTGATCTTGCCAGCGGTCGCCCCCCGGTTGGCCGCATCGGCCTGTCCGAGGATGCCGAGCAGAACGTCGGCATCGATCTTGATCTTCATCTGCTGGCTGGCGTCGTCGGACCACATGCCCAGCAGGTTGAGGTCGGACTGCACCTCCATCACGTCGTCGAGGATGGTGGCGAAGTATTTGCCCTTGTTGATCAGCAGATCGATGATGTTGGAGCTCGGGCGCTCCACGACGATGCCGCCATCGGAGAGGTAATCATTGATGGTGATCGTCGGCTTGGTGCGAATGTGCACCGTATCGCCTTGGTTCTTAATCTCGCCTTCGTAGGCGGTGTTGCTGATCGCAGCCAGCACGGTCGAGGCGTAAAATTTCTCGAGTAGCTTGCCCGACCAAATCTCAGGAATGACGGTATGCGAGTAAGCCGGAGAGGGCGTGAGAGACCCGACCGGATAGATGGCAGGCGTGGTGCCTGATCCAGCGAGAGGATAGACGGCCATGGGAGGCTCCTGCGGCTAGCGCCGCAGGTCCCTAGTGGCCTTGCAGCGTCGTCGCCGTGCGAGGGTTGACCTGAATGCGTCCTTCGCGCTGTGCCGACATCAGGTCAGCCTCAGTCGCGATGCGCTCTGCATCCCGTCCACGGAACTTTCCGCTGGCGACGTCCATGTAGAACTGGGAAATGCCCTCGGCAGTCCAGACGGGTTTGCCTGCGGGTGCAATAGCAGCCGCTCGGGCCCTGCCGGGAGCCGCCAACTGCTCGAGCGTTACGCGAGGAGGTGGAGAAGCAGGCCCCCCACCGTGCGGTGGCGGGGCGTGTCCTCCCGCCTGCTGGCGGGCCTGAGCAGCTGCCGGGTCAGTGGCAGCCTCCTCTGCAAGATACCCCTGAAAGAAAGCTGCGACACGGTTGCTATCGCCTGCGTACCACGCTCTCTGGAGTAGCTCTTGCCGGTTGAGACCGGAATATACGTCCGGTCGTTTCGTCCACGCAATAAAATTCGGATCGCGGTTGAGGTCCTGCCAGCCCGGCACCGCGTTATCCATGCTGCCGTGCATGCGGGAGAGGAACTGCTTGCTGGTTTCGTTCGCCGTCGTCTCAACCTGCGCCTGCACCTGACCGACCGTTTGCGCGATGGGCTTGAGCATCGGTGCCACCGCCTCTTGGGCGGCACGCTTGATGACGTCGATGAGGTCCGCGCCATAGTCGTCGATGTCCTTTTGCGACAGCAGAGTGGGAAGTTCTCCCTCGCCGGGCAGCGGCGCGGGCCGATGAACCTCGGCGGTGAGCTCGCGCATACGGTCATCGTACTGCTGCTGGGTCTCGTTCCACCGGCGCTGGTCGGCGTCGTAGCGGCCCTTCAGTGCCTTGAAGCGGTTCTCCCAGTTGACCGAGCCATCTGGGTTCGTCTCAGAAAGCTGAGGCTGCTCCAGCGGTAATTCGCCCTGTCCATTAGGCGGTGGAGTGCCGTTGGGCGGTGCATCGCCTTCAGCAGGTGGGGCTGCATAAGTTGCGGTATGAGCCGCTGCACCGCGTGCGATGACGGCGGCGACCGACGGCGGCAGCGAGACATTGGGGTCAACCCGGTCAGCGGGCATCTGCGGGGTGGACTGGGGCGTGTCGGGCATTGGTGTCTCTCCGTTCAAACGTGCCGCGCATCTCAGTGCACTCGTAGAGGTGCTTCCTCAGCTGCTGCACGGTTTTTACTTTGCCTTGAGCGCGGAACAGATCGTGTGGCGCGTCGCCGGACAGCATCTCGGCAATGGCCTGCACCTCGTAAGCGCGGAATGCCTCACACAACATCTGAAACTGGTTGGGCGCAATACCTTTGAGCGCCGTCGCCGCCATCACGAGGTCGACCAACGGTGTCGCCATCAGCGCGTGACCTTGGTGCCGAGTTCAGCCATGTCGATGATCGTCGAGTACTGGGACGGCGCGTTGGCCCCGCTCGGCGTGAGCTTGGCGTAGTTGCTCATCGAGCGCTGCCACGGGTTGCCCTTGGTCACCTCGTCCATCGCATGACGCGACGGCAACAGCTGCTGCTTGCCGCCCTTGCCCTTGTGCTGGATCAGGCGGCCAGTGCCGGGATTGATCTTGCTGGGACCGTATTTCATTTGATTTTCGGCATCTTGGGCATCGACGGCATCTTCGGCCCAACCTTGATGTTGGGCGCGGTCGGTGCCTTGGCGGCGCTCTGCGCCTTGTTCATCGAGATGCCGCCACCGACCTGCGTCGGCTTGCCGGGCACGCCGCCTGCGCCCTTGGGCGGCTTCTGGATGCCGAACTCGCCCGCGCCGCCGAAGCTCGAGCCGAGCGATTTGGCGCGCGGCTTGGGCGGTGGCACGGTGCCCTCGCCGCCCTGCCGCAGGGCTGCTGACATGGGGAGTTTCTTTTTGAAGCCACCGATGGCCATGATAACCTCCCGTGGTTAAGGCGCGCTCTGGCCGCCCTTGGCGGGCATCGAACCGCGCTGGCCGAACATGGCGGCCTTGCCGCCCTCGGCGAACTTGGCGTTGCCGCCTGATTTGGTCGGGCCGGAAGTCCCGGCCTTCTGCGGACCGGCATAGTCCTTGTTGGTCGTCGCTTCGGAGTAGAAGCCGTCGCCCGGCCCGCCCGCCTGCGGCTCCTGCCCACTCGAAATACCGCTCGATCCTTCCTGCGAGGACACACCGGGCTTCTGTGTCGCCGTACCTTTCGCCGGATGCATCGACGCATTGCCGCCGCTCAAGAACGGCGCGCGATCACCATTGGCCATGATCATCTCCCTCGTGGACGTTGAACGAACGTGGACGTGCGCGGCGCTTGCGCCTTGGTGCTCTCGCCGCCGGGTTTGCCCTGCTGCTGTGGTGTACTCCCGCCACCGGTCGGTGGTCCACTCACCTGCGGCGGTCCACCCGCCTTGGGCGGGCCACCGGGTGGCCGCTGGCCATCGCCCGGACCCTTGCCGGGCTCAGGCGGCTCCTGCTCGTGGCCGGGCTTGCCGCTCTGGGCGGCGAGTGCCTGCGCCTGCGCTTGCTGCTGCTGGAGCTCGTCCTCGGAAGGAACGATTTCCTCGCCGGACATGCCGATGGTGTTCGACACGCTGCGGAGGACGGCAGCACGCCCCTTGGGACCCATGATCGCCATGTCGATGGGATTGGCGGTCAGCTGCAGGAATTCCAGCTGGCGGGCCCGCATCGTCTCGCGTTGCATGGCCACGGCGACGCCCTTGGGCGTGACGCTCTCCGTGCCCTTCAGCATACCGGTCTGGTCAGTCAGCAGGATCAGGTCCATCAGGTTGGTGAGCGCCGGGCTCATCATGTCGCGGTCGAGGTTGGCGCACACCGTCTGGAGAATTTTGCTGGCGTTGCCCATCAGCATGGCAAGACCGGAGGCGGTCCGCCCGGCACCGCCTCCGGGGGAGTTTCCCGAGAGATAACGCGGGATAGCTGAAACGTCATCGCTCAGGTCGTAAATCGCTTTAAACACGCCTAAGAGTTCTTGCGCGTTGGATTGCGGTTGGAAAAATTCGATAGGCTTTTCCGTAGAGCTGGCGAGCAGCGGATTGGTGACATGCCATCGCTTCCACGGATAGAGGTCTTCGCCGGTCTCAAGACCTGCAAGACGCTCATCGTTGACCACCACCTGCGGACCCGAGGCGATGCTGATGTTGTTGACCAGTGATCGAAGAGAGGCATTGCAAACCTCCTGCAGATCGGAAATCTGATCAGGAATGGCGTTGCCGATGGGAGTGCCGGGGACCTTCTCCCAGCTGGAGATGTAGTACTTGTGGCGGCGGCGCGGGCTTACGCTCAGCTGAACCTTGATGAGGTACTGACCGATCATCCACGCCTCGATGGCGTAGTCGCGCAACGGATCGGGAATGTCGACCTCGGAGAAGCCGTGCTCGATCAGCATGCGGCCTTGTACGTTGCCGGTGTACTGAAGACAGGAAATCATGTGGCTCTGGTTGAACCACGGGTCCTCGCGGCTCTCGAGTTGGGCACGCGGGCTCTCGGCCATGTCCCATTCCATCGACAACCCGCCGCGACCATAATTGTCGAGCACCGTTCGGATCGCCACCTTGTCGTAACCTTCGACATCGAGAAGATCGTTGAGGTCCGTTCGCGTCAGTCGGGTGCGCTCGATGATGGCGGCATCCTCGATGTCTGCGGCCCCCGGGGTCCAGTACAGATCGAAAGGCGAGATGCGCTCCCACCACAGTTTTGGCTTGCGCTGCATGAGAGGTCGGCCCGACGTCCAATCGACCTCGAACACCATGCGGACGCTTGGACCTTTGAGCACCGCATACGGGAATAGCGGGATGTCAGTGATAATCTCGGCGAGTGCGCCGTAGAAATTCCCCTCGGTCAGGATTTCGTCGATCTTATCCTCGGCGAGCTTGGCTTGGTCCTCGCCCATCTTTTTGGCGGCGGTGCGCGCCTTGGCCATCAAGCCCCATAGCCGCTCGCGTATCTGCGTCGGGCCGATCTGCATGCCGATGGATTGAGCTTCCATCAACTCGCTCTGCATCAGCTGCTGGATCGACTGCTGGATTTCGTCGGGCACCTCGGGGTCGGCCTCGGGCTCCAGTCCCCATGCCCGGTCGGCTCCGAGGTAGACATCGCGCAGGAGGGAACTGGCACCCCGGCATTTGGCTGCGATCAGCCGGGCGTACACATCGGAGCCGCCGAACTTCCTGATCTCCATCAACTTCTGCGGATCGTAGACGCCGTTGAAGGCGCGCATCGCTGACAGCAGTCGCTCGGTCCAACCGACGACAGTGTCGCGGTGACGGCGCATCATGTCCCACTCGGTGCGGATAAAACCGACCAATCCCTTGTACTGGTCGGTGCTGGAAACGGCTTGCTGGGCGGAGGCTTGCTGCTGTGCCTCCATCTGGTCGATGCCCTCGTTCGACACCACGCGCAGCGATGTCGGGTAGCGCTGCGGCATGGGGATCACCGGAGGTTCCGGCTCCGGCGCGAACGGTGGTGGCATTCAAACTTCCCCTGAAACATCCGACACGGCTAGTCAGATATTGCTGGTCATAGTAGTCCTTGCGTAATTTTACCACAAGGAGTGCCCCATGGCGTTGCCCGTCCGGCCGGAGCGGGAGATCACCGAGGTCGACATCAGCCGCCTCGCCCGCGAAATAGCCCGTGATTTGCGGCCTTTGGACCTCACGCTGCAGCAGATGCAGATCACCCTCGAGCAGTGGGATCGCATCCAGAACAACCCGATTTTTCACACCCGTATGGTCGAGGAGGCACAGCTGTGGACCGCCTCGACCAAGCAGAATGTCCGCGAGCGGGTCGGGCTCAAGGCGTCGTTCATGGTCGAGGAATTGCTGCTCGACGCCGTCGGCATCGTGCAGGACGCGGGCATCCCCGGAGCGGCGCGGGTGCAGGCCTTGCAGTTCCTCGCCAAGATGGGTCACCTCGGCGAAGGGCCGGTGACCAAGGATGACGGCTCGGGTCGCGTCGCCATCAACATCTTCATTGGCGAGAAGAAACTTTCCTATGAAGGCGACACGCCCGTGCTGGAAGGGGAGGCCATCGATGTCGGTAATCCGTAGAGGCTTGGCGAACTTTAAAGTTCGCTCGCCATGAGATGGCTCTGCATATTCATGCACCACCACTGGATACACATCCGCGGTGGTCTCTATCAGTGCACGCGCTGCAAGACGATCAGCGTCGGTGCAAACCGGGATAATCCATGATCAGCATCGACTTCTCGCCGCCGCCGACCGGCGCGTCGTTCATGATGAGCGACAGCTTCTACCGCATGATCTTGGGCCCGCTCGGTTCGGGCAAGACCACCACCGTCCTGTTTGAACTGATCCGCCGGGCCTGCGAGCAATGGCCCGGTCCCGATGGCATCCGGCGCACCCGCTTTGCCCTGCTGCGGCAGACGCTGTCGCAGCTGAAGAACACCGTGCTCAAGGACATCGTCGGCTGGTTCGGCGCGATCTGCGACTGGAAGGTCTCCGAGAGCACCGTCCATTTCAGGTTTGGCGATGTCGTGTCCGAATGGATGCTATTGCCATTGGAGACCCCGGAAGATCAGAAAAGAATATTGTCGATGAACTTGACGGGCGCGTTCGTGTCGGAGGCAATTGAAATCGATTTTGACTTGCTCGTCGCCATCGCCGGTCGGTGCGGCCGTTTTCCACTTCCGGCAGACGGAGGAGCAAAGTGGTACGGCGTCGTTCTCGATAGCAACATGCCGACCGAGGGGACGCCATGGCATGAAGCTGTATCATCGCCGCCTCCCGAGTGGCAGATTTTCATCCAGCCGTCTGGCCTGTCGGAGGACGCCGAGAACCTCAACTGGCTGCTTCAGACGCCCGCGACCCTTGCGCTTCCGCTTGACCATCCCGACCGCTTGGCGAAGGGCCGGGAATATTACCAGCGGCTCTCGACGTCGACCAACCCGGCGTGGGTCAAGCGCTATGTAATGGCAGAGTTCGGTCCTGATCCGAGCGGCGCGGCTGTGTACGCCGGAATGTTCTTCTCGGGCTTTCACTGCCGCGACGAACTCTTGGTCATCCCCGGTGCGCCGCTCCTGATCGGCATGGACCTTGGCCGCGACCCGTGGGCCCTGCTGGGCCAGATCGACAGCCAGTCGCGCCTGCTCATCCATGAGGAAATCCCCGCCGACGACATTGGACTGAAACTGCAACTGCCGCGTATCCGGCAGGCCGTCAATGGCCGCCGCTATGTCGGTTGCCCGGTGTGCATCATCTTCGACCCGGCAGGCATGTCGAAGAGCCAGCACGACGAACTCACCTCGTTCGACGTCATCCGCTCGTTTGGCTTCATGGCGATGCCCGCGCCGTCGAACCGGCTTGCGCCGAGATTGAATGCCGTCGAGCGCTTCCTGACCGAAAGCCGGGGCGGCACGGCGGCAATGCTGATCAACCGCTCGCTCTGCCCAACCTTGGTCGGGGCGTTGAACGGGAACTACCGGTTTGTCTACAACCAGATTGGCGAGAGCCAGCCGATCCCCGAAAAGAACAAGTGGTCCCACGTCGCCGACGCCCACCAGTATCTGTGTCAGGGCGCGTCGGGCAACACCGCCAGCGCCATCGCGCGCCGCGTGGTGCGGGCGCGCGATCTGGCTCATATGAAGCGCCGCGCCGCCCCCTCGGCGGCGGGCTGGACCTAAGTGACGATGATGGCGTTGGACGTCGCCGGGGCCGACGCCCCGGCTCCATTGGTTGCCACCATGACGCAGGTCGCCGTCTTGCCGACATCGCCCACGGCACGGGTGTAGGTCGCCGCGTTGGTGCCGACGTTGGCCCCGTCGATCTTCCACTGGTAGGAGCGCGAGGTCGGCGCGCCCTCCCAGTTGCCCAAGGTGCAGCTGAGCGTCGTTCCCGTCTGGCTGATGAACGGCGCATCGACCACGACGGGTGGCTGAAGCTGATCGGCAATGTCGGCCATGTCGGCCTCGAACACCGCGATCATCTCCTCCTGCAGGAAGGCAGGGGTGCGCGACAGGATGAACTCGCGCGCCTCACGGCGAGCTTGAGATTTTAGCTGGCCGTAGAGGTCCTGTGCGTATTGGACGTCGGTGGTCATGGAGCGACGCGTCGCGCGTTGGCGTCACGCCCCGTATCGAGTTCGTTGCGGACCGGCTCGAGCTTCTCGCCCGCGCGGGCAAACTGCGGGCTGCTGTCGGCGATGGCAGGCTTCTGCTTGGAGACGCGGCCCTGCTCGCCCTGCACGCGGACGAGCGCACCGGGGTCCTCGGCAGGCGGCACCGGCCAATCAGCCTCGATCTTGGTGACCATGTATTCCTGATAGGCGGCCGGAGTGCGGGCCAGCACGTAGTTGCGTGCCTCGGCAGTCGCCATTGGCTTCAGCTCTTCGTAGAGCAGGTCGGCCTCGGCCGTTTCCTCGGGGGTCAGCGCGAACTCGCCGACAGTGGGTGCATCGGCGGTGGGCGCGGGCGCGGGCGCGGACGCAACGGGATTAAGATTGGGATTGAGGTTGGGGTTGAAGTTCGGGTCGGCGGGATACTGCGGTGCGCCCATGGTGCTCTCCTAGAGGGGGTGACGATCAGGTGGGTCGCCGCTTCGCTGTCGCTCGCGGCGCCCCTAGATCATAGCAGCCCCTTGGCGGTGAGCAACCACTCTGGCGCAGTCAAAGTCCAGATGTGTTGAGAGGGATGTTTCTCAAGCTCCGCCTGCGACTTCGGTATCCACGCCTCGTGCGTGCCATCGCTCACCAGCCACGCTTTGCCGGTCTCGTGTTTGAGATCGACGGTGATGTCGACGAGGTCGCTTCTCATCGCCGCTTCCCGGCAAGCGTCTCGCTGACCCGGCCGGAATTGACGCCGACGCGCAGGCCGATCTGCATCTGGCTGGCGTCGGTTGTTCTGGCGAGGTCGCGGATGCGCGCCTTGAGCTCAGGCGTGAGCGGCGGCGAACGCGGCTTGGTCATGCGGACCGGCTTGCGCCGCTTCATGTGGCCGATGACGAAGCGGATGCGACGGGCCATCGGTTTGTCGTGCGGCGCGATCTCGCGGGCAATGATCGTCAAGAGGCCACGGCACTCGGGAATGGTGAGGTGCTTGCGGGTCATGGGGTCACCTTCAGCGGGTTGGGGAGTGCGACGACGTTGTAGTCGGGATGCTTGGTCGCCATGTGACGCTGCATGTTGACGAAGCTGCGGTTGCAGCACGGGCAGAGCCCGGCCTTGGTGCGCGTGCGGTGGCGTTTCAGGTCACGCTGGGCGGCGTTGCGGTCGCGGATCGCCTTCTGCGCTTCCTCGTGCAGCCGGGCATTGGCCTGTTCCAGTTGCTGGCGCTTGCGGCGCTCGATGTCGACCTCACGCTCGCCTGTGTAATGCCAGCTGTGGCCGTTCGGACAGTAGATCGACTTACGGTCCTTGACCTCGCGCGCCTTGCGCTCAAGCCCCTCTGGGATGGCGTACTCGATCCAGCAGGAGGGACAAATCACGGTGGCGAGGCTCATTTGCGATCCTCCAGCCCCAGTGCCTGTTTCACCGACCAGCCGCGCTGGATGCGGCGGTACACGGTCTGGTAATTCTCTTTTACCTTGTGGGTCGCCATCGCCTCGACCAGCGTCATCCGCTTGCCGTTGACGGCAATCAGAGGGACGGCACTGCGCGGACCGCCAAACAGCTTGAAGCCCGACTTGGTGAACTTGCGCTGGTAGCGCTCGACCATGGCGTCGCCCTTGGACTTTTCGAGGCCGATGTTCACCGCCATCAACTCGAAGTCCTTGATGTCGCCCTCGGGCAGGTCGCGCAGGTGATTGCGCTTGGTCTTTTTCCGATGACGGACCATCGACGCCAGCACGGCCGCACGACCCCGCGCATTGGTGGTGTAGCTGATGAACACGGCACGCTTGCGCTTGTGGGTCAGGATCAGGATCGCGGGCTTGAGGGGCATCGGGGTCGGATCGCTTTTAAGGGGGGTGTCGTAAGCCATTCTGTACTCCGTCATTAGAACCGGTCTAAAAGGTTTCCCGTGAAACAACGTAGAACGTTGAGTGGGAAGCCACCATTATAACCGCTGGTGGTTAGGATGTCAAGTGGTAATTCTTAAAAATTGGGTTCCCAGATTTTTGAGATGGAAAAAGCGCCCACGGCGGGGGCCGCCGCTTGTCCATCTCCCGCGTGGCTTGCGAACTTTTAAGTTCGCCATCTGCCAGCAATGACAAGTCAAAACTCTCTGTTACAGCTGCCCTAGTAATAGAAGCATTGCGTGGTGCAATGGCATTCGGTCATTGCGAACTTTAAAGTTCGCCATTCAGGAGAGCCAACATGGCTAAGCAAAGCAATACGATCTCGGCGATTGCTGCCGAGAGCAAGACGGTAGAGAACCTGCCGATCAAGGACTATCGCAAGCACGCGATGTCCATCGCCAACACCGCGTCGGAAGGCACGTTGCAGACGACGCTGGCATTGATGGGCTTCTACGGTGCTCGCAAGGGCGGCGAGAAGTTCGACTTCAACACCGAGGTGTTTGTCCCGTTCTCCGAGGAGTACTACAGGCCGGAGAAGCGCCGCAAGCCGCTGAAGGGCTTCAGCCCGGACGGCAAGCATGAGGCGAAGTCCTCGGCGCTCACCCAGCTTCGCGGTTACACCCACTTCGTGACCGCTGGCCAGAACAAGACGCACGATCTTTCGAGCGTCGTGAAGGCCGTGCTCGGTGACCTGCGGATCGCCACTATCGGCATCGGCGCGAAGGGCGCGTTGGTCACGAAGATCGTCACCGACGCGAAGGGCAAGCTGCCCGTCGCTGGCGACGTCGACAAGGCCGTGGTCGACAAGATCACGGTCGAGGACGGCAAGACCAACGCGGTCACCGTGGCGAAGTCGCTGCGCTCGCGGCTCGCGGCGCTCACGGCGGACACGGATTTCGTGGCCGCTCTGAACCCGACAACGGCGGCGCTGTTCAACGCGCTCACCGAAAGCACGGTCGCTTTCGCTCAGGCCGTGATCGGCACGAAGGCTGGCAAGCCGGGCGAGGCGGAGGCGAAGGCGAACAACGATCTTCTCGCCGCCGCCGCGAAGCTCGTGGCCCCCGCCGAGAAGACCAAGCGCCGGGCCCGCGCATCGTAATCCTACCCACTAAACGTCCCCCGCTCCGGCGGGGGACGTTCTCATGTCCGCGTTCAACACGGCGAACTTTAAAGTTCGCCGTGTGTTTTCGTGTGTACATGGCAGACATTCCCATTAACCACGGGTGGTTAATGAGAAGTCTCATTCAGCCTTCGGCTGAAAGAGACTGTGCGGGCGCGTCATGGGCATGGGGGCGCGCGGTAGGTATATACCACACGATGTACATTAGAAACTTCCCATTAACCGAGACTGTTGCTCGCGTCAAAGGCAAGGGGGGAGCGCTTGATTACGGTCGGATTGAAAATCGGATTACAGGCGTTGGATTAGCTACGGCAAAATTGTCTATACATTATAGTGAGTTACTCTATTACTATAATATATACCTACGCTGGCTACGTCGATTTACAACTAAGCACCCCACGCGAGAATGACTTTGGCCCACAATTTATGGGCCAGACCTAATCTCGCAGGAGGTACCTAGCGCAAACTGCCGTATTTATCGTCGGATTAGCCATGTCAAACGAATAAGCCCTTGACATCATTACGATTTAATGGTAAGTTCCTATTTGACATACGTCGGATTAGATACCGAAAAGCGGTGGATTAGAGCGCTTGATTAACCACGGGAGGTTAATAAATGCCGAGGAAACTATCCTATGAACAGAAAATCAATCTCTGCATTCGGCTAATGCAGGGAGAACACCCAATTGAACTCGCCGCCAAGTTTCCAGTAAAGGCACACACAATTTGGCGACTGGGAACAACCGTCGAGAGGTTGGAACACACGAGACTGTTTCTCATTGAACGCTACGGCAGTGTCGCCGCTGCCGCAGAGGCTTTGCACTTCACAAGCAAAGCGCGGAGGATGCTCCGCACTCACTTCGGCGACGAACTTTAAAGTTCGCTCAACTTAACAGGAGAAAGACATGCCAAAGAGAAAGCCGATAGGGCGCAGCCCTGCCGCTACACCCGAACCAGAGCCTGTCGCATACGTCAGGCTGCGCAAAGACGGCGAGATGCCCCGGCTAATGCCGTCCGAACATTGGGCAATCCTACAGGACATCGAGAACATGTCCGATGGAGAGTTCTTCATCTACGGATCGACCTACCACGAGCGCAAGACCGTGCAGGCCGACGAGCTCAACCGCTGCTTCGCCTATCAGGAGCAGCTGTTCATCTCCGACGAGGACACCGTCGATAAGCTGCACGCGACCTTGTTGGCGATTGCCGCCGTGCTCGACCGCAAGGTCTGGTCACCCGGCGACCTCGATACCATCGCCAGCATCCTGCGCAACAATGGCTATGCCGTTGGCGATCCCGAGACCGCGCATGACAGCGGCGAGAACAGCGAGGCTGCTGTCGCTGCCGCGCTGCGTGCCGTGGCCAAGGGCATCCGTTAATGACCTGCCCTGCCCCGACAGGCTACGCCTGTCGTTCCTACGCCAGTATCCGCCTCATCCAGTCGAAGTGGTGGATCATGATCAACACCCCGAGCGGCGACGTCGCTCGGCTTCTGATGAGCTACGCTACGAAGGAACATGCGGAGCAAGCCATGGCTGTGTTGGGGTATCAACCTGCCCCCAATGCACCCAACGATAACGCTGCCGCCTAGGCGGCAGCATTGTCATCCCGATACGACGGCAGCCTTCGGGCTGCCGTCAAACCGAGACTGTGTGCCGCGTCAAAGGCACCGCTGCGCGCTAACTCAGCGAACTTATAAGTTCGCAAATACCTAACAGGAGAACGTGTATGGCTAGCAAAGACGACAACATCGCTGCCGCCAAGGCAGCTGCCTTCGAGCACATCTCTGAGATCGGCAAGCGCGAGGGGCAGGGAGCCGTCGCGCGCATCGACCTTGCCGAGTACGTCACCAAGCAGTCGCAGGATGGCGTGTTCGAGCCCGATGATGCGGCCGAGGCATGGACCCGCATGTCCGAGGCATCGCTCAAGGAGCAGGACAGCGTCGGCGGCAGTGAGCAGACGTTCAGGCAGCGGGTCAGTGACATCCGTCACTTCATCCTGCTCGGCAACAACAAGAACATCGATGGTGTTCAGGCTCTTGCCGACTTCAAGGCGCGCATGCAGGCTATCCGGGCTGATCGCACGGGGGCAAAGGGGAGGGTGTGGCCGATGATGCTGAAGTTCGCACAGGCGCAGGCTCCCAAGACCAGCACGCTCACGGTCAAAGCGATGGACGAGTGCTGCACCTTGCCGCCGCCACCGGCCAAGCCGAAGCGGGTCGAGAAGTTGTGGCGGTTGCGCGAGGCGCTCAATGCCGCCAACGAGCGCTTCGAGGATAAGCGCATCCAGCAGGCGATCAGCCTGATCGACGAGACTGTCACTGCTCTCGGCGGCACCAAGTCCCAGCGCCTTGCCGCCAAGAAAGCCGAGGCCAACGCCAGAGAGAAGGCAAAGAAAGCCGCTGCCAAGGCCAAAAAGATTGCCGCCAAGAGCGGCAACGGCACCAAGAGAAAAGTCACCAACGAACTTTAAAGTTCGCCCCCTCCCAACGCCTATGGCGGGGCGACCTCACCTCAGGCCAGCGTGTGGGCAGCGCTGGCCTTCCTTTTCATCCGCCCGAACAGGAGACGACAATGTCAACTCACGACGAAGAGCTGTTGCAGCAACGCAACAGGAAGCTGGTGCAGGCCCTGAAGGACGTCCTCGAGGTCGTCGAGAGCGTGCCTGAGAACCTGCGCGTGCAGGCTGGGCTCTATTCCATCGCTGCCTTCAACATCGCCTACGCTTTGATCGAGCAGGAAGATCGCAGGCTGCAGCGCAGGCTCGATGTGGTCGCCCAGCCCCGGAGGAAGGCATGACCAAGCCCACCTTCCTCGACCACTGGTCGCACGACGAGATCGATAGGTCGGTGCGCGAGATGTACTACAGCGACGAACCGTGGCCGCTCGTCACCTTCCTGAACAAGTGGAAGGCCAACAAGGTGTCGGCTCCGGCACCGGCGGTCATCCAGCTCGTCTGTGCCTACCGCAACTTGGTCAACGCCAACGGGCCGCGCCCGGCCGACGCTCCGGCCAAGCAATGGATACGCACGGTCGAGCGTATGCCGACCGCGCGCAACACATCGACGACAAAACCTAAGGCATAGACGGCATCGGCCACGTCCCAATGGTGGGATACCCCCGTGGCCAGATGCCAATCCGAACCTTAGGTCTCGTCCCCGCCCGTCGCACACGCGGGCGGGGACTTCTTCGAGACTGTCACGCTGGGAGAGAAGCATGTCCGACACGACGACACCACAGCCGCACAATGAGACGCAGCCTGCGATGGTCGACCCGCCGACGCCGCCATCGCTGCCATCGCCGCCGCCGAAAAAGCTGCCGCATCCCGCCTTCAATCCCTGTGCCGGATGTCCGCGCTGGACGGTGGGGCCGATCATCACCATGGGCAAGCTGACCCTCAACCATGGCAACTTCCAGATGGCGTGGCGCGGCAAGGTCATCACCGACATCACCATGGCCGAGTATCGCGTCATTGCCCGGCTGGTGTTGAACCACGGCCATGCCGTGAGCTACCGCCATCTCTACGATGAATTGAAGGGCATGCCGGGCTTCATCGCCGGACCGGGCGAGGATGGCTACCGCAACAACATGCGCTCGGCCATCAAGCGCATGCGCCGCAAGTTCACCCGTGTCGACCCGGAGTGGAACCCCATCATCAATCACAGCGCGTTCGGCTATTCGTGGCGCGAACTTTAAAGTTCGCAACAACAGGAGGTTTAATGGAAACTTTGCTCTGGCTGGCATTCCTCTTCATCGGGGTGCCAGCCTTCTGGTACGTCTGCTACATGATCGTCAAAGGCTTCGACAAAGGAGGTGGAAGTGACTGAGTACATCATCGAGATGCGCATGAAGCTCAAGCCCGAGATCGGCACCGACGAGGAGGCAAAGCTGCAGATCGCAACCTTGCTTCACGTCATCAAGCTCTGTGTCGAGGAGACCTCGATGTCCATCGACGACATCGAGATCGGCCTGCTGCGCGACAACGAGAGCGTCGACCTGCCGGTCGACGACCTCGACCTGCTTCATCCCGAACTGAGGAAAGACAAATGAGCGAACGTTTCATCATCACATGGACGACCAGCCTTGAGGCTGCCAACCCCGAGGAGGCAGCGCTCAAGGCGTGGAACATCATGCAGGACCGCAACACAAGAGAGACTGTCGTTGCCGTCATGGACATGAACGCCAAGCTGGTTCACATCGACACCGAGGAGATACCTCGATGATCAAGGTGCGCGAATTGCAATTGCTCACCGCTGCCATCAACCGCGACGGTCCGACTGAGGCATTGCTCAAACGTGCCGTGCTGTTATTGGCCGATCAGATTATCGACCTGCAACGTGAGATCGACCGCGTCAATGCGCTCGCCTCTCGTGCCGAGCGTCAATCGCGCATCGGCGGCATGAGGATCGTACGATGAGCAAGATGAACTACGGCAAACGGTTTTCCAACCCGTCAGCGCGCGGTCCCGGCTACAACAGCCAAGCCGGACAGCACACCTTCAATCCGCAACTGAGCGGTGGAGGATCATCGAGTTACACCCCGAAAGCGTGGCGCGTCGAGATGCGTAAGTGCCCGCCCCAGCCAAAAAACATGACCCGACAGGAGTATATCGAATGGCTGAAAAACCGAACATGACGGCGCAGTTTAAGAAACTGCGCTGTTCCAAGTGTGGCATCACCATCGATGCGGGCTGCGCCTGCGACGTAGCCTACGTACCTGCGGGCGAGATCGTTAAGGAAGCGATCAAGCTCAACCCAAACCTGAGCAACCGTGAGATAGCTCGCAACATCGGCACGAGCTACGAAACGGTACGTCGAGAGAGAAGAAAATCAGTTGACACAAATGTGTCAACTGAACAAACGCGTGTTGGTAAGGACGGTAAGTCATACAAGGCGCACAAAATGCCAGTGCTCGATCCCGAACAACCGATCAAGAAACGTGCCGTCACCAGACGAACGGCGACGCTCGAGGAGCGTATCGAAAAACTCGAGCGAACATACAAGCGCATCCTCGAAATACGCAAGCGAGGAGCGATCTCGCACAACCTCTATCGCAGCATCAAAGCGCTGCTCCTGCAACCTGAGAATGTGAGCGCAGCCAAACTCCAAACGTTACGTGTCGAATGGGACATATACGGATGGCTCTTGGCTGAGAAGCACCAGTCGACACCGTCGCTCACTGATGTCGACATATCAAAGGAGAAGGTCAAATGAGTATGTCAGAAGACCGTGAGCTTCGTCGCAATGAGAGGATCGACCGTTTTATTATACTTGGTCGAACCGTTCTCTCTGATAATTGGGATGACCTTCCAGTCGAGGTCAGGGCAGTCGTGAAGGCTGCCCTGTCCAGCGTCGCGGCGCATCTGGCAAAGGAGCGCGCCAACGGCAATCTGTTGTCGCGCTCCTCGTCACCCAACGGCTTCCTTACGCTGACTAGCGAAGAGAAGCGGCTGCTGTCTGACTTCAGCAAGTCATAACATGAGGGGGTGGCCAGCGAACTTTAAAGTTCGCTGGCCATTTCTCCTAACAGGAGGTGTTATGACCAAGCGACCGTCCAAGGACGAGGCTGCCGCCATCAACGCCGCAAAGTTGGTGAAAGAGAAACTCTTCACTCTCACCAACGAGCTACCACCCGCGCATGCCCTCAGCGTGCTCAATGCCGTGGGCATATACTGCATGACGCAGCGCTTGCGTATCATCAAGCGCATGGAAGGAGAGCCATGAAACGCTACTACGCTCAGCACGAACTGCCTGATCTGACCGATCTCAATCAGGCAACGATCTACAACGATGGGGGACCAAACATTGCCTTGAGTTCCCATCCCCATCGCAAGCGGTGTCATGTGGTCGGCAACACCACCTTGGTGTTCGCCGACCACGCGAGACTGTTGTGCGACGAGATAGGCAAGTGGCCAGTCGTTATCGGCTGCGTTGCTTGGCTGACCCACAGCGCCATCCTCGATGCCTTGCGTGGGCGCGAGGTCGGCATCATTGTTCAGAAGGAAGACTGGCTTAGGCCGGACAGCGACGACTGGACGATGCAGAAGCAACGTTATCAGTACGAGTTGTTGACCGGCGTGCAGGATAAGCACGCCTTCGGCACGGGCTATAACCAATGCGGGGCCCCTGACATGGACCCCGTGATGTGCTGCGGCATGTTGAACAATCAGTCGGCGGCGGCAGCGCGCATGCACCACAAGTTCCTCATCTTCGGCCATCTGGTGGAGCGCGAGCATCGTATCGAGGGACGCGAGGAATGGGGTGACATCGAGTACAGCGAGTTCGTGCCGCAAGCGGTATGGACGGGCTCGTTCAACATGACCCACAACGCGACGCGTTCGCTTGAGAATGCGTTGTTAATCCACGACCCGCGCATTGCTGCCGCTTACTTCTGCGAATGGCAGACGGTGCTGGGTCTGGCTGAGCCCCTCGACTGGAACGCGTCGTGGGTGGCGACCAACATGCGGGTTGGTACGTGAGATGCCCCGCCAAGAAGCGTGGCTAAAGCGAACTTTTAAGTTCGCATTGGCGATCTTTGTCGTCGTCTATGTCACCATCAACAAGTGGCCAATCTGAAAGGGATAGCAATGGCAGACGAAATCACAATGAATATGTTCGGCGACCTCGAGGAGGTGGGCGACGAGGAGGGACGCATGGTGGTGCGCATCCTCGGTCATCGCATCGGCACCAGCCTCGGCTGGCTGCATGTCGGGGGGCACACCGTCATAATGCCCGAGTTCAAGCGAGAGCCCGGCTTGCTGCACTTCATGCCGGATCGCGACATCCCCAATCAGGCGGGTGTGATCGTCGACTACTACGCCGGTCTCATGGGCATCATCGAGGAGCCGACGCAGAAGGTGCACGAGCTCAGCGATCTCAAGCTGGTGTGGTCAACCAAATTGGCGGGGAAGACCTGATGAGCACGATCAAGCGGTACTGGGCCGGTGATCCGGTCGAGTGCGACATCTGCAACAAGCCGTACAAGAACATGATGTACGACGGCAAAACCCAGTTCGGGGGTTGGGCCAACATGTGCCAGCCGTGCTTCAACCGCTACGGCACGGGGTTGGGCACCGGCAAGGGGCAACGCTACACCAAACAGGAGGACGGTCGATGGCTGAAGACAGGAGGATGAAGGCACTTGACGGGTTCATCTGCGCAGGCTGCGGACGAGCTTCGTTCCACATGGCATTGGCACCCTACTGCTATCAATGCCATGACGAGATCGACGCCACCAAGGATGATCCCCCTCGGCGGCGCTCGGGCTGGCGTCTCACATTCTGGCTGATGTGGGATGCCGTCTTCCATCGCAAGCCCTGCCCGCACATGCAGCGGGCGATGGAGTTGAGCAACCTGCCTGACAAGCGCGAGGATCAGCTGTGAGCGAGCCGATCTACATGATCGGGGGTCATCTCGAGGATTGGGGGTTCATCACCTCCTTCCTCGACACCGATGACCCCCGCCCTGCCATTGAGCAGTTCAATGAAAACTATATCTCGGGGTGGCGGCCTTTCGAGGGCTTCACCTTCGACATCGTGGAAGGGACGCTCAGCTATCCGGGCGACCCGCCGTACAAGGTGATCAGCGCGATCAAGTTCCGTGACGAACTGATCCTGCTGTTCCCATCCGCATGGGTGCTGGTCCTGCAACCGGACCAGACATGGCAAGTCTCTCGTATGGACTAGGAGGAACATATGCCAGCTGTCAGCTTCGATGACGTCGAGGAGAACGACGTCATCAGGGTATCGGAGGACATGGAGGTATGGCGCAACTGCCTGCTGCTCGTCGAGGAGGTGAGATCGTGGGGTGTGACCGGGACTGTGTTCTGTCCGCAGGAGGAGGAGTACCCGATGCGCCTGACGTGGGGTGAGATCGCTGCGGTCTATCGCAAGATCGAGCTAACCACCGGTGGTTAAGTCGACATTATCCACTTGACATTGTGGATAAACTGTGTCATACTATTGGCGAACTTAAAAGTTCGGAGGAACCATGACAAAGAAAGACATCACCAAGCTGAAGGAGCGCCTCGAGCACGTGCCGACCAACGGCAACGATGACAAGGAACTGGTCAATGGCAGGCTGATCGACCTCAGCGTGGCGATCAGCCTCAAGCGCATTGCCGATGGCATCGAGCAGTTAGTCACGGCATTGGCAGGAGGGAGGCGGCGAACATGATCCTGCCCGTCGGTGGGCTGATGTACCTGACCCGCCGACCGCCAACCTTGCTGGTCATGCACTGGTGCACTGGCAAGCACCGCTACGTGGCCATCATTCGTTGGCGGTCCAATCGGAGGCGACGATGATCGGTCCATTCACCGTCGAAGCACTCTTGGTGGTGACCAACCTGATCGCCATGTGGTTCACCGCACCCTGCTTGGTGCGGCCACGCTATCCGCTACCCCGCTGGGTTCAGGCAGCGGGGTTCATCGTGTTCACGGTGTCCTTCGCCATGGTCATCGTGGACCTCAACCTATGGCTCGATACGATGCCGGAGTTTCGCACCAGCGTGGTGAAGCACTGGCAGGAGAGAGTGGGGAAATGAACTTACGCATCGGCAAATACGTGGTGTCGATCTGGTGGGAATTGCCGCCCATTAAGGTCGGCAGGGACATCCCCAAAAGCAAACCACCAGTGAACTACGATCCGACAGGATTGTGGCGCGACTACTACAACCTGTCGCTCGAAGACAAGCTCTATCTCGCCCACATGAAAGAGGAAAGGGACATCCTCAATGACGACAACCGACGCTGATCCCAAGGGCATTTGGGAAACCTCAATGCCGGACGACCTGAAGGCGCGCGTGTCCTCGTACGTCGACAACACGCGCTTAATAATGGAGGAGCAGGGCGGCATCAGACCGATGTCGTTCATCGGTGTGGACGATGGCAAGCAACTGGCCATGTTCCCGTGGGGCCACGTCCCCAGCACCGACATTGCCGTCGCTGCCATGCGAGCGGTGTGCAAGGAAGGCGACGCAGCGTGGATCATCGTCATCATGGAAGCCTACATCGTCCAAGGTGACGAGGCCGTGCGCTACCACGCTGCCATCAAGAACGGGCTAGGTGTGCGCAACGTGCCCGGTCGGCACGAAGCTATCTGCGTCATGGTCGAGACACGCGAGCGTTCGTGGACCGGCATGGCGATGCAGGAGCGCAACGGAGATCGCCCGACATTCGGCGAGGTGAAGTTCAAGAGCGCGCCGTTCACGGAAGGTCGCTTCGCCGGGCTGATCAGTCCACGAGGTGAGAAACAGTGAGGAGGCTGCCGGTGCCTGTTCCCATCGAACGGATCGAGGTGGTCGAGTGCCCACACAAGACGTGCGGCATCTTCATCACCAACGTTCCGCAACTGGCACCCGGCAGCGTGTTCATCTGTCCGTTCTGCCGTAATGGCTTCGAGCCCAACGAGAGAAAAGTTATCAATGTATACAAACTGAACCCACCCTCCCGTAGTCCCTAACCACGGGCGGTTAACAGGAGAGACCAATGGTCACAAAAATCAAGGAACCCGAACTCCACACATGGGATCGGGTTCGCCACCCAATGACCGGCATGAAGCTGCGCAAGCCGAAGTCGATCACGCGCAAGATGGTAGAACGCTGGGACATCTGCTACGAGGGCGTCGTATGGTTCGACCATATTGCGCCGAGTGGGCAGTTCCCTCTTAACGATACGTTCATCGAGCAGGCGTTCTCTCGGCGCATCGTCGAGATGCGCTTCAAGACTGTATGGTTTAGCTGGCTGGCCATACGGGTGTTCAGCGCGTTGTCCAAGCAGACCAAGGGCAACGTCACGGCCAACCGGGCGCTCAACGCCAAACTGAAGGAGTTCATGGCGGCGGTCACCCTCGTGAGCTTGCGCGACCTGCCCGAGGGCCTGCGTGCCATCGAGCATGCCCGGCTGGGCCAGTTGTTCGTCCGCATCTTGGGCGAACTTTAAAGTTCGCAGGAGGAGCGATGCCCAAACACTACGCCAATTTGGGGAGGCTGAACCCCAACAAGCGCCGTCAAGAGCGCATGAAGCAAACTGGTGTCGACGAGGAACGGCTGCCCAGACACCGGTGGAACAAATCAGGCGAGATCACATTGCCGCCGGGCTCGATCCCGCGCCCGAGCGGCGGCAAGTCGGACGCTTTCGACTTTAGCCAAGCCCTGTTGCAGGGCAATCCCGTTGCCACCAAGGCATTGGAGAACGCACTGCGTGAGAAGGACGAGGCGAGCTTGGCCGACAAGTTCACCTCGTCGACCTACGAGTGGGCGAAGTTCTTCAAGTTCACGGGTAAAGAAGAGAAGGCTGTGCTGCCGGTCGTCACGGCCTATCGGCAGGCCATGCGGCAGGCTCATCGCTTCGTGCTCGACAACGACTTCGTCCGCTATGCCACCGAGGTGTCGAGCCGGACCAAGGCCGAGAAGCTGCTGTACCGATTGCAGTATGCGACGCTGCCTTACGAGAAGACATGGATCGAGTTCGACCTCAAGGTCAAGGTCGAGGCGATGCGGCGCTTCCATGGATTGGACCCGCGCATCGACGGTGTGTCGCCGCGCTGCGGCATGCTGCTGGAGCGGGTCGATGGTCAGATGTCGACGATGACCATCGTCAATGAAGCGCCGGACTGGGCTGAGATGACCGTGCCCAACTTCACGGGCTATCTCTTCTCGCTAGACGAACGGCACCTGCCCTACACGCGCACGTACAACGGGCTGACGCCGTTCGACATGCAGGCACGGTTCGCCAAGCTGGCCAACTTCAAGGAGTTCGAGGATGTGATGGCCGAGCCTGATGCACAGGAGATCATGCGCAAGGTGACGCGTGGCTCGATGTGGGGCTACGCCGGTACGGAGGACAGCGGCATCGTCACCGACACCCGCACGCTGATCAATCAGATCAGGGTGCCGTCATTCCTCGAGCGGCATGGTGAGATGGCGTTCTCGCGGTTCTACGATTTCTTCGAGTTCGCCAAAGGACAGATGCGCTTCAGCCAGATGCCGCATGTGACTGAGTTCGTGAACAAGGAGATCGTCGAGTTCGCTGGCATGATGCGTTGGATGGTGTGCGTGCTGGCGATGCTGAACGAGGTGCCGATCCGCACCGACCTGATCAAGCCGATGCACAGCATGCGGGCAGGGCTGACGCGACGCGTCCCGGCCTTCGACTATCATCGTGTGACCCTGCGCCTGCCCAAGACAAAGCCGGTGCCGTGGATTGAGCGGCACCTGAGCAACGTCGAGCGCAAGCATAAGGCGCACGAGGTGCGGGAGCACTGGCGGACGTACATCCACGAGAGTGCCTGCCCACGCGACACCCACGTGTGGGAGTACGACTACAACGAGGGCTATCGGCTGTGCGGCAAGTGCATGTCGTTCAGTCGCCTGATCCACGAGCACGTGCGTGGCGATCCCAGCCTCGGCTGGGTGAAGAAAGACTATGTGGTGAAACCCATGAAGCAGGAGTGAGCATGACCGACCGAGAAGAACGATTGGAGGAAGCGCTGCTGCGCATCAAGCAGTGGGCCGAGGCATACCCGGTCGAGATGTTCACGCCATTGCCCGACGCCAAGGTGAAGATGGCAGGGACAGTGTTGGGCTGGGTCGGCATCGACATAGGCGCGCTGCATGGCATGTGGGCGCGGCACATCCTGAACGGCATCGGTGAGATCGTCGACAACGCACTGAAGGAGGAAACATGACGAGAGAGGAACTCAACATACTGGTGCTGCTCATTCCACCGACGGCATTCTTGCTGCTCGCGATCTACATGCTGTGGTTCGGACGATGAACTGGAGGGGTGACATGGACAAGATCGGCATATCCCTCATCGGTCTGACAGTGGTGGTCGTCATCGCTTACTGCGCAGCCCCTGCCGGTGGTGTCCCGAGGGACGAGCAGGCTCTTGCCGAGGCATATCATTGCGGCATGCTCGACGCATTGCAGGAGAAGGTCAGGCGTGGCCGGGCCTGCGATGAGTACAAATCGATTGCGAGAAAGAAAGGCGTGGCAGTGCCACCCTGATGAGAAAGCGACACGGCATAGAGCACGGGTTCATCCACACACCAAACCCGTGCGTTACCCGAACCGTGTCGCCTGCCCCCCGCCACTGCTTAACGCTCGCGGCGGGGGGTTCTATCCTGCAAGTGTTGTTAACAGGAGAGAAAGCTATGTGTTACTACTCTTTGACGATGCGTCGTACTGACTTCCGTTCTGCCAAGGAGGGTGAAGACCTCACCCTTGCGACGTATGACGGACACGCCGTCGCTCGGGGTAACAGCGATGGCATGGTCGTCTGCATCCGAGGCGGCAGCGAGGCGCACATCGCCAAGCTGGAGCTTCGAGGGGAGTACGCGAAGGACTACGCGAAGTACTACCCCGAACTCACCAAGCTGACCGGTCAGCCGGTCGACTGCCGGTTCGTGGAAGCGGGCAACGGCTACTCGTCCGATTGCTTCGTGATCAACGGCGTCAAGTTGCCGATGGTCTATGTCGCACCGGGGACCACGTTCTACCTCGGTGAGAAGCGCGGTGTCTCCATCGAGACCCGTCTTGGTGTGGACGATCCGTCCATCGCCCTCGATCATCGCGAGACTGTCGATGAAATGCCGACGCACGAGCGGGCTACTGCCCGTGCGCGCGGCCTTTGCTCCATCGTCCGCTAGGTAGCGGCTGATGTTCAGGCTCGGTTCACACTTCTCCCCCGTCGTGGAACCGAGGGCCGGGGGTGGTTCGCAGCCACGCGACCGGCGTGCTGCTCGGCTTAGGTACCACACAGACTAGCCGAGGGCTGGCGGCAGTGCCCCCTGCGCGGCCAGCACCTTAACCCGCGAACTTTTAAGTTCGCTCAACAGGAGACTTTTATGTTCCAGATCACATGCTACGTCGACGATAAGAACCTCGGAGAGGTGTTCAAACGCCTTGCCGGGATCGGCAGGAACGTGACGCACATCTACATGCCGAACCTCGATCCGAAGCCCAACGGACAAGTGCGTGCGACAGCGCGCGAGACGCAGGAGTTACTCGCCAAGGAGATCACCAAGCGAGGTTGGAAGGAGTTCAAGGGACCTGACGTCAAGGACGTTCTCGGTAAGCTCGGCATGCCGACGAGCTCATACTCGTACTTCATTCAGCAACTCGTGAAGGCTGGGTTCGTGAAGAAAGGAAAGATGGACGGCAACATCAAGTCCTACGTTGTCGTGAGCAAGTAGCATGGCAAAAGGCACCACACCCAAGGGACCGATGAAGCTCTATCGGTCGTACATGTTTCGGAACAAGGACCCTGCCATCGACGAGTTCAGGACCGTCATGCAGGAGGAGTACGGCACGAGCAAGTTGACGCGCAAGATGATGAAGGAGGTCGAGACCCAAGGCGGTCCGACTGCCAGCACCATCCGCAACTGGTTCGAGGGCGACACCAAACGACCCATGAACGCCACCATCGAGGCAGCGGGCAGAGCGCTCGGTAAGCGGCGTATCTGGGTTGACGACAAGCGCAAAAATGGAAAGTGAGTTGGCGTCTTGGTATCTAGTTAGGGTATAATTAGACACCTGAAGACGGGGGTAAAAGTTGACCAACCAAAATTCCCCTCTAAACACCGGTGATCTCGCCAGCAACGCTGGCGAGATCATCGCTCTTTTCACTGACTTCGAGACGTTCTACTCGACCACCTACTCTCTGACCAAGATGTCTCCAGCGGAGTACATCCTCGATCCATTGTTCGAGGCCATATGCCTCGGCGTCGCCAACCTTACCGGCGACCCCACCCTGATCGACGGTCCAGAAATCCCCCAATTCGTCCAAAGGCTGAAAGAGTTCCGTGCCACCACCGGCCGACCGATCTGCATGGTCAGCCATAATGCGCAGTTCGA